ATGCAGCAGGAACTTCTATTGACTTCCAAAATACTACCATTAGTTTCAGTGGAGCATCTATTGGTGGACTGCAATCAACTATCAACGCTGGTGTTGATGTACATTTGAATACTAGTGGTGCATCTTCAGGAGAAATATTAAGTTGGAATGGAACTGATTATGCTTGGGTAGCAGATCAAACTGGTGGTGGTGGGGCAGCAGGTCTTTCAGTATCAATTCCTCATGGAGCAACTGATACTACTAAAACTTTTGTAGCAGCAGATGCCAATAGTATTAGTGGTACAGTTACAGATCGTTTTAGAATCTATGTTCTCCCACAAGGTTCTACATTAACTCTAGGGGATCAGTTTTATATTTTTGATATTGGAGATGATGCCAATAGTTCTGGCAATGCAGCAACTTATAACATTTCAATTGCACCTCACTCCGGAGATAGAATACAAGGTGCAGCAGCAGATATTCCTTATATAATTGCATCAAGTATGGGATCTGTTCGTTTGATATGGATGGGATCTACTCCACAATGGCGTGTATTTCAATAAATAAAAGGAAAAACTAATGGCATCTTTCATTCAAAATAGTGCAGTAAATAGTGTTGGATTAGAGCAACAAGAATTTGATTTTCCCACTATTGGTCTTCCTAAAATAATTCCAATTAATCCCGATGTAAATGGGAACTCTACACATACCCGTGTATCCGGTTTTGGATGGTATGGAGGTGCATTAGCAGTTGATGGTAATATTTACTCTCCCCCATATGGAGAAACAACAATTTTAGGAATTAATACTAAAACTAAAAAAGCATTTACTATTGATATTTCGGGAGTTTCTGCAAATCAGCAAACGTATGGTTCTTTTGTTGCACATCCAAATGGAAAACTTTATGCATCTCCAATGGATGTAGGTAAAGTTTTAGAATTTGATCCTATCAATAAATCGTATTCTACATTTGGACTTGGCCAAGTCCCAGTAGCATCAAATGGTTGGGTCAAAGGAATTGTATCTCCCAATGGATTTATTTATTGTATTCCTAGTGGTTCAAATGAAGTTCTTAAAATAGATGTATATAATAAAACTGTAACTTCATTCGGAGATACTGGTTATACCGGTCTTGCGTCAGAAGCATCAACTAATGATAAAGGGATTGGCCATTTTGAAAGTGCAATATTGGTAGGCAATAAAATCTATTGTATTCCTGGATATGCAAAAACCGATGAAGAAAACGCTGTTTCACCTAATAAACGCTGGATTGTTGGTATTATTGATACGACTAATGATACTCTAGATATGACTAGTTTTACATTTGGAGAAACTGAGTTAGCACAATTTAATAATCATGCAGGAACTACTAACAATGGCGGAACAGAAGCCACCGCAGCGGATTGGTCCAAAGCTTTTGCTGGTGCTGTTATGGGCACAGATGGTAAAATTTATACTATACCAGGTGGTTATCCTTATATTTGTGTTATAGATCCACTAACTAATACCATTTCAAGAATGAATAACGTTCCGCTTGGAACAATTAGTGGAAGTGGAACTTCTACGATTTTTGGAAGAAACGATCGTCCTTTTGGTGGTGCTAGTTTTGAACCTGATGGTAAACTCATGGCTGGAATTTTAGCAGCAAATGGTAAAATTTATGCTTATCGTATCGGAACTAATCCTAATGCCCCACAGTGTAATTCTATAATTGAGATTAACACAGAAACTCAATCTTGGAGGTCTATTTCTCTACCAACAACAATGCCTGACGGCGAACTATACGATAGTACTTTTTGGTTTTATACCACAATACTTGGTCCCGATGGTGGAATCTATGGTATTCCGTATATGGATAATTACAGTACAACATCTGGGGCACGAGGTGGAAATATAACACTGGGGGACACTCCATGTGTTTGGATACCACCATCGGGTGCTTTACCTGCACCATGGATTTTAAATAGTAATCAAAACGGAATATTCTAATGGCAGATAAAAAAGGACAAAAACAAGATCAAGAAGAAAAAGAAAATGCCCAAAAGCAATAAATAACACGGAAGGAGCATTTTAGAAATGGCAATCAATTTTCCCGCAACCTCAGGGCAACCAACAGATGGTAGTTATACGCATACTGTTGGTAACATAACATGGTTATGGGATGGACTTACCTGGAGATCTGGAGTCTCTAGTAGTACAAGTGAATCTGACCCAATATTTACTTCTTCCGCTGCAGGTAGTATTACTTCAACACACATTGCCAATTGGAATGCAGCATACAGTTGGGGTCAAGGTGAAAATGGTGCTTCAGTAACAACATCAGATACTGCACCTACATCACCTAGTGATGGAGATCTTTGGTGGCAATCAGATACTGGATATTTAAAAATATATTACAATGATGGAGATTCAAACCAATGGGTAGATGCTAGTCCTGCAGGTACTGGATCTGGTGGCGGTGGTGGTGGTATTTCACTAGCAAGTTTATCTGTTACTAGTAACTCTGTTGGTACTGCTGCACTAACATATAATAATACTAATGGAGTATTTTCATATACTCCACCAGATTTATCAGCATATCTAACCTCACTTGGTGATGCTGCTGGTGTTACTACTGCTAAGATAACTAATTGGGATACTGCATATGGTTGGGGTGATCATGCTAATTCTGGGTATTTAACATCATATACCGAAGTAGATACACTTGACACTGTAACTGGTAGAGGATCTAGCACTAATAATAATCTTACTTTTGGTGGAAGCACGGATTTCAATGATCAAATTCAAGTTGCTGATGATGTAGTATTAAATTTTGGTGCAAGTCAAGATGGTCGTATCTCTTATACATCCTCTACCGATACATTTTATATAAGAGCTCCTGGTGGTAGCGCGAATTTAATTCTTGGTTCTGGTCCTGCGGTTAGAATTACAAGTCAGGATGGTCTAACTGATAGAGCAGTATTTTCATCTTCTGGTGTAACTATCACTGGTTCTCTGACTGCTGGTGGTTTAACTTATCCAACTACCAATGGAACTAGTGAACAAGTATTGTCTAGTGATGGTGCAGGAAATGTACAATGGGTTGATCAATCAAGTGGACCTACAGGTCAGATTTATAGTATAGCAGTAACAGCACCATCTTCCTCAGTATATAATTTAAGTGGTATTGATAGATTAGGTAGCGTTTCTGGTGATAATGAATCTATTACTGTCAATGAAGGAGATACTATTGAATTTGTTTTAAGTAGTGGTGCAAGTCATCCATTTTATATAAGAGATACTTCTGGTGGCACTTCTGTTAGCAACCCAACGATTTCTAATCAAGGTGCTACATCAGGACAAGTATCTTGGACACCACAGATACTTAATGGAGGATCTGTTGGATCTTATGTTTATCAGTGTGGCGCTCACTCTGGTATGGTCGGAACAATTACTGTTCGTGCTAGAAATACTGCCAATGAAATTGACACTCTTGATAGTGTAACTGGTAGAGGTGCTACTACCACTAATACATTGTCAGTAGGATCTATAAGTGATTCAATAGGTCCACTAAGAAGACTTGGCGTTGAAGTTAAGAGTGGTGCTTATACATTGGTTACTGGTGATGCTGGTAAAATGATAGTTCAGTCTGCTGCATCACAAAGTATAACTGTACCCAATGGATTTACTGCTGGTGACATGGTTACTATAGTAAATCAAACTGCTACGAATATAAACATTTCACAAGGTTCTGGACTTACTTTATATAATACTGGTGATGCTAGTACCGGTGCTAGAACTTTATCTGAACGTGGAGCATGCACTCTTGTTTTTACTGATGCTAATACTGCATATATTTCTGGTTCTGGATTAAGCTAATGATGCAACAAATGTTAGTTGGTGGTAGTGCTACTGGTTACTATGGACCACCATTCAATCAAACATATTACTCTAATACTACCATAACAATTCCGAATGGAGTGACATATGTCAACTATATTGTCCATGGAGGTAAAGGTGGTCAGGGTGGTAGTTCCACAGTTTCTAATAGTGGTGGCGGAACATTCGGGAATCAATCGGGTGCTGTTGGTGCTCAAGGACAAAAATTAGAAGGTGCTCTTATCAATGTTGCCGGACTAACATTAACACTTACTATTGGTGGTACTGGTGGTGCTGGCGGTGGAAATAATGGTAATGTTGCTGGTGGTACTGCAGGTATTGGATATTATAATGGTGGTCCTGGTGGAAACCAACCTGGCGGTGAAACTTGGGGTAGTGCGGGATCAGGTGGGGGTGGAGGTGGAGCCTCTGCTATTTCTAATGGAGCTACACTTATAGTATTATCCGGTGGAGGTGGAGGTGGAGGAGGTGCTGCTGCCAATCTTTCTTTTATACCAATAGCAGGAACTCAAATTGATGCTTTTAGTAGTACTTTAGGATCTCCTAATGTTGGTGGCACTGGAGGTGTAGGATCTAATAATGGTAATGCTTCATCTGGCGGCGGTGGAGGTGGTTCTACTCGTGGAGTTGGTGGAGGGGCAGTGTTGGCAGGAAACCATATTTCTGGTAACGGTGGTACAGGTGGTGCAGGATATTATAATATTACATATCATGATGATGTTACTTCCGTAATTTCATCTAATGTAAATACTATAGGTTTTATTACCATTAGTTATTCTTAAGACCATATAAATATGATTATAATCATGTTTAATAATTATGGATTCCGTAACTCTCAGATCTGAATTTGAAGGTCAGCTCAAAGATGCAGAAGCAAAAATTGCTCAAGCAGAAGAGCAACTTACTAAATTGAAAGAATATAAAATTAAGTTGGTTGGTGGTTTAGAAACTCTAGATCTACTTTCAAAAGAAGAAACAAAAGAAGAATGATTCCATCATGGCAGCAATCCCACTAAATCTATTACTGGAGAAAGGAACGGACTTTGATGCCACCTTTAATATTCAGAATGAAGATAACACAACTCCTCTTAATCTGACTGGATATACAGCAGATGCTAAGATGCGTCGTAGTTATTATTCAACAACTTCTACAGATTTTACTGTCGGGTTTGTTGATCGTTATAATGGTATTTTAAAAATTTCAATGACTAATGCGGCAACAGCAGCATTAGATCCTAGACGTTATGTTTATGATATTGTATTGACATCCCCCCAAGGAATAAAAACTAGAGTTATTGAAGGTATCTTAGAAGTAACACCAGGAGTTGTTTGATGCCTAACTATAATGTTTCAGTTAAATCATCAAACTATAATGTACTTTCTGATCCTCAGAAAAAATACAATGTAGGTGTTAACTATGAGATTCCTAGTAAGTATCTACAATATGGCAATGAAATTCTTGATACTACAAACTGGGTATTTGATAGTGTCACAACAGATTATCCGTTAATTGATCAAGCAGGAGATGCATATACTCCGGTCAATGATCAGCAATTAATCGTTGCTATTAATGGATTAGTTCAAGTTCCTGGAATTGATTATACTATTAGTGGCACAACTATTATCTTTAATACTGCACCAACTGCAGGAGATACGGTATATGTTGTAGGACTTTCCACAACAGCTGATTTAACAAGAACTATTAATTTTGTTATTGATTCTGGATCTGCACCAATGTCTTCTGGTATTAAAGGAGAAATGACATTAGATGTTACTGGAGAGATTCAGTCTTGGACTATCATTGGTGACCAAGATGGTCAAATTCAACTAGACATCGGAAAAGTTGACTATGCAAATTTTCCCAATTTTGCATCTATATGTGGCACTGAAAGACCACAGTTAGGAGATATTACAAGTAACTCAGTCCAAAGAAAAAATACAAATACTACAATTTCATCTTGGAACAAGGCATTAAATGCTGGAGACCTTTTACAATTTGAAGTTGTCTACGCTATAAATATACAGAGGTGTATGGTTTCTATGAAACTAGCACTCTAAGCTTTGTATAAATAACATTAACATAGGTAAGATACCCACGGAGATTGTTTAGATGGCACTTCTAGTCACAGACCAGGGTGAAATTGATTCGCTACGTACACTACTGAACGCGACTCATAAAATTCCCAGGAACTTAGTTCTAAAACTATACACCAGTAATACCACCCCTGCTGAATCGGATGTTCCATCAGTAGCAAATTATTACGAACCATATGATGCCAGCAACTCTGCTGGTTATGGCGTAGCACCTTCTACGGGTTATCCCGTAGTAATTAACAATCGCACTGAAGAAGATCAAGACTTCACCGAACAGTATGGTATCCTTCTCAATGGTAACCGTTGGGATATTGGCACAACTTTAAATGCAGTTGCAACAGGAAGAACCGCTACAGGAACTTCTGGAACATATTCAATTGCAGTTAACGATGCTGCTGATATTAAAAAAGGAGACTATGCAGAAGGCGCTGGTATTCCTACAAACACCTATGTTGTTGATATCCAAGGTCTAGATCTTGAGTTGAGTCAGCAATTGACTGCAAGTATGAGTACAACTGCAGTTTCCTTTGGTAGAGGTAGAACTACCGCTTCTTACCCAGAACAAGTTTTCACTTTCACTTCTGCTGCTGGTAGCGTTTACGGATATTATCTATCTCGTGCAAACAACATGCCTGTTACTCTACAAGGCGTAGTTGATGGTGGTAGTGTTGCTTCAGGATCTCAAATTACTAAGTCTGGTTGTAAAGGTGTTATTGGTAGTAACTACGTTAACCTTCTTGATGTTAGTGTAACTCCAACGATTACTTCTGGTGTTTCTGGAACATATGAAATTGCAGTTGATTCTGCAACCAATGTTGCTATTGGTCAGAGAGTTACTGGTACTGGCATTGCAGCACAAACTCGTGTTGTTGGTATTTCAGGAACAGCAATTTACCTAGACAAAGCACTTACTGGTGCTGCTTCTGGTACTGCAACATTCCAAGTTAATGTCGCAGAAAATCTAACTGTTGGTATGGCAATTTCTCAAACTGCATCTCCAAATGGTATTGCTGCGACAACAACAATTGTTGGTATTGATCTAGAAACCAAAACGGGTGAAATCGGTCCTCGTGTATATCTAAGTGAATTGCTAGTTGATAACATTCAGGTATCTAACGGTAATGACGCAATTCTATATGATTACTCTATCGTCACTTCAGATCCCGGTGGTAGTGCAATCAACCACAATTTAAATCCTGGCGATGTTATCTACATTGCACAAGGTACTAGTAGCTCTATCCCTGCTGCTCATTATACCGTATTTGAGACTCCAACGGCATCAACATTTACCACAACTCCTGCTTTATCAGGAACTGGTGATACGACGCTTTATACTAGTATTTTCTTTGCAGAAAGATTTACGAATGGTCCATACGCGATTCAAAACAACGGTGACCAAATTAAGGTTACTCTAAACGTCAGCCTAGACTGACCATATATACTAGAGACCCAGTTTTTAGTTATCTTTTGTGGGGGTTGCAATTTTGCAATCCTCATTTTTAATGCTTATTAGTGTATGTCCGTTTATTCCTATAACACACAAGGAATATTTCCATCAATCATTCGCGCTGCGAGTGAGGGTTTGGGCAGCTTTTCGTATGTTTATGAACCAAGTATCATTGATCGGTACAATGAACTTGATTATGGTTCATTAGCGTTTAATAATACTCCGGTAACTACGACTGAAACTGTAGCAGTAGATAATTTAAATGCTACTTTAACAAATACATTTTTAACAAATTCAGGTACAGGCACAGGATGGACAGGTGGATTTAATATTGGTAGACATATTAAATTCAATAGTACTGCTAAACCTAGAACAGTAGAATTTAGTTTACCAAACAATATCAATTCTTCACTGACCTTTGAGGTAATTAGAGGCAATGATTTCAATGGTGGGGAAGATCCCGATATTGTTGCCGAGAGTTTAAACTTAGAGTATTATGATGGAAGTTCGTGGACTTCTATTGATACTGTAGTAGCGCATAATGACACTACATTTAATACTTTAAAATCTGTAGAAATTACAATTCCTTCTGCAGCGAGAGCAGCAGGTACACAATTTAGGTTAATCCAACCAGATCATAGTGGAAACAATTGGGATCACTATGGATTAAAATCAGTAACATATACACATACAACAACTCCAGTAATACCATCAATAAATTTTGGTAATATTTCAGATATCAATGCCACACTAGAAGATTACGGCAGAGTTGTTTATGTAACTAATGTAGAATCCTTCGGATTTGTTAAGGTTGTTAGTGAAGCGTCTTGGAAGGCGACTAATACTTACGAAGGTATAGGTATTGCGTTTACCTTTGGTAAACAGACTTCACCGGCAGTATACGGTTATATCGTTGACGGAAAAGTCAAAGGTCTTAGTCTTGGTGGTACAAGCACAGAGGTATTTTCTCCGAAGCACGATGGTGTTGGAAGTACCTCTGTACTCGGACAATCGCCCATCGGTATTGGTGTTGGCGTATTTGGTTCTGGTACTCTATTTACGATTGCAAGTACAGATGATGCATTCGTATCAACATGGACTAGTAGCGGATATATTAGCAAGGTTACAGGTACTGCAAGAGATATTACTCTTGTACATGAAACAGGATTTGGAGATCTATTCACACTATCTAATGGACAGCAACGCGCTACAAATGCGTTCGTTGGATCTGGTGGACTTAAACTGGTTAGCAGAAAACCAGAACTTCCCGAACTATCAGACGAAAAACATACTGAAAGATACATCAATGATAGTATCATTGAATTCTCTAAGACAGACTATGGTTATCTAACTATATGTCATCCAAGTGATATTGAAGATGTATCAGGAACATTATCCGGAACATCTTCTGGATGTATTGTACGTGTAGGATCAACTGCGAGTATTGATCCAGGAACAACTTATGGTGTAAGTCTAGGTGCTAATGCTCCTAGTAACTTTATTGACTATGGTCTAATATCAGAACCTGCTGCACCACAGGTAGACTTTGGTAATATCTTAACTACTAGCAATCTTATTCCGTTTGGATTGTTCCATCTTGATCCAGAAAATGGAGCGCAGTTTGCGTTTAATCCAACTTGGACAAGTAGAGGATACATTAGTAAACTTACTGGTGAAGCTAGTGTTCCTCTGGATGTATCCGTATTTGGTTCAGGAAGTATCAAAACACTTGGTGGAGACTCCATCACGAACTTTGCTCTGTTGCAACCAGGTGATGGTTTATTTGGATTCCGTAGTGATACTGAAATTGGTATTACCGTTGGTATTACCGGAACAGGATTTATTCCAACTCTTAGTGGCGTTGCAGAGTCCGTTACCTTTAATCCAGACGAAAAAGATTTATTGTTCTCTCTTATTGGAGAGGCAACATTCTCCTTTAATCCCAACTGGGTTGGTAGTGGTGTTCTATTCACTCTACAAACTGCAGTTGAGAAAACTGTATATGACTATGTTGGATCTGGAAGAATCTTCGGATTTAATAATCTTGAAGAGAAGAAAGTATACGATTACAACTGCAGTTCTATCGTTCCTTTCCCAGAAAACGACTATGGATTTATTATCAACACAGGAGCAATTGCATGTGTTGATGTTGACGGTGTTATTTCTACGAGTGAAACAACAACGTCTGGATGTATCAAGGTACTTAATACACTAACGATTGATCCGGGTGTTAATTATTCAGTAAGACCTCAGAATACTATTGCATCTAATGTCTTAGATTATGGATTAACTTCAGAAAACGCAGCTCCTCTTGCAGACTTTGGAGATATTCTTGGTACTCCACGTCTCGGAATGCCCGGATGTATTTACGGTCATATTGATATCACAGGTGAATCTGTTAATAGTCTTGCACCTAACTGGATATCTCAGGGTGGCATTAGTATCTTTGGTGAAGGTAGAGTTCCTCTTGATGTCACTGTATTTGGTTCAGGAAACATCAAAACACTTGGTGGTGATTCCATTACCAACTTTAGTCTACTACAACCAGGTGATGGTTTATTTGGATTCCATAGTGAATCTCAGATTGGAATTGGCGTTGGTATACTTGGTGATGGATTTATCCCAACTCCCAGTGGCGCTGCAGATTCTGTTACCTTTAACCCAGACGAAAGAGATCTTCTATTCTCCTTTACTGGAGAAGCAACGTTTGCATTCAATCCCAACTGGATTGGTAGTGGTGTTCTATTCACTCTACAAACTGCAGTTGAAAGAACTGTATATGATTACGTTGGTTCTGGTGGACTCTTTGGATTCAATAACCTTGAGGAAGTCAAGGTTTACAGTTACAACTGTAGTTCTATTGCACCATTCACCGAACCAGATTACGGATTTATTATTGATCCGAATGCAGTTTCTTGTGTTGATGTTGACGGTATTATTTCTACAGATACCACGTCTGCAACTGGATGCACCAAGGTACTCAATTCCTTAGCAGTTGATCCTGGTGTTACTTACACCATTACTCCACAATACACAGTTCCATCTTCTACTCTGGATTATGGATTTGTTGCAGAGAATGCTTCACCTCTGGTTGATCATGGTCATATTCTTGGAACTCCAAGACAAGGATTACCTGCATGTATCTACGGTCAGATTGATATCTTTGGAGTTGGTGATATTAAATTCACTCCAAATTATAACGGTCGTGGATTTATTAATATTAGTGGTGTTGCAATCTCTCCACTATTTGCTAGTGAAATTGGTAGTGGTCAGATCAAACTTAGCGGAAATTCCAAGACTAACTTCAGTCTATTACAACCAGGTGATGGTTTATTCGGATTCCGTAGTGATACTGAAATTGGTATTACCGTTGGTATTAAGGGAACAGGAACTTTATTTGGATATACAGGAACAGCAGAGTCTACTACTTCAATTCCTCCAACTGAAGAACCAATCTTCACATTCGTTGGAACATCTGGAGATCCTGGAATCCTTCTTGCACATGAAGGTGTAGGTTCTCTATTCGCAATCAGCGGTGGAGATCTTAGAGTTCAGTATGCATATGAGACTACTGGTTCTATTACTCTATGTTCCAAGAAACCAGAACTTAATGAACTTTCAGAAGAGAAGCATACTGAAGTTTACAGTATGGATCTTTGCAGAGATGAACCAGAACTTGATTATGGAAGAATCGTTGATCTTTCTGCAAATAGTGTATGTGTTGATGTTGATGGAGTCGTCTCTACAAATATCACATCGTCTTCTGGATGCACAAGGGTAACTCTAGGATCTACATTATCAATTGATCCTGGAGTATCTTATACATTAACTGCATTTACAACTGTACCAACAGTATTCGCAGACTATCAAGATGTATCAGATCCACAAGATGGACTAACAGATTACGGACATATCCTTGATACTACTGGTCTTGTCTGTCCGTTTGGTCAACTTGATTCACTCAAGGGTACACTGGTTGAGAAGTACATTCGTAATACTTCTATATTCACGGAAAGCACAGTCATCAAGATTGGTGGTATTGCCGAGATTACTGTTCCCCCACAATGGAACAATATATCTCCACCGATTCTTGTTCGCAATGCAGCGATTCCGTTATTCAGTCTACGAACATTTGGTGGTGGATCTCTATTCGGATTCGGTGGTGCTACAGAAAGCAGAAGATACTCACCAGACGAAGTACAACTTCTATTCAAAGTATCTCCTGGTCCATTCAGCAGATTTGTTACTTACGACTGGCAACCTTCTTGGGTATCTCAAGGCACAATTCCAGTTTCCGGAATTGCAGAAACTCCAAGAGCAAGAGCATTTACAGGATTTGGTTCACTATTTGGAATCAATGGTGCAGCAGAAGCAGTATCATTCAATCCACCAGATATTACCACAGACATCAAACTATCTGGTGTTCTCGCAGAAAGCTTTACTATTCCATACACAGGAACAGGAAGTCTATTCACTGTTAATAATCTGGTTGAACGTGTACTTGTTCATCACTTTGTATTTGGAACTATCAACGTTTCTGGTGTTGCTGCAACTCCAAGAGCAAGAGACTTTATTGGAAGTGGTGCTATCTTCTCTAACGGAATTAGTTCCGAAGCAATTACCAAAAAACTTCCAGAGTTTACAGCACATATCAAATTTGGTGGTACATCCGAAGAAGTATTCTCTGCCAATCCACCAGAAGACGGGACTGAAATCAGACTATCTGGAGATACAACTCCTCAGATTCTTACATTTGCAGAGCAACCATTTGGAGTTATTCCTGTCAGTGGTATTGCCAAGACACATTATGTACCAAGTGTTGTTGGTACTGGTACATTCAGGAAGTTTGCTGGTGCATCCGAATCTCTCACTGTCAATCCAGACGAGAGACAGATGCTCTTCTCCTTTATTGGAGAAGGAAAAGATACTCATACCGAGAACTATGTTGGTGTTGAAACACCAATCAAAATTCGCAGAGGTCCACTATCTGACTTTGAGACCTTTGATTGGCAACCATCTTGGGTTGTTACTGGTACTATCCCAGTTAGTGGTGAAGCAAAAACAAACTTCAGTCTACTACATATTGGTTCTGGTTCACTCAAAACACTTTCTGGATCTGCAGAATCTCTTACGGTCAATCCAGAAGAGAGACAAATGCTCTTCTCGTTTACCGGAACGAGAATTGCAGAGACTACATCTATTGTTGAATTTAGTACTGGTTCTCTATTCGGAATTGGTGGTCTATCAGAATCCTTCACTGCATCGCCAGAACTACAAGCTGACCTAAGAGTTTCTGGTGATGTATTTGTACGATATGTTCCCAATAACATTGGATCGGGTAATATCTTCGCCATTAATGGTGTTGCAGAATCTGTAACGTTTAATCCAGATGAACGTCAGATGCTCTTCTCCTTCATTGGGGAAGCATCAGAATCCTTCAGTGTTGCTGAGGTCAAACAAGTTGAGATTGATATCACTGGAGATGGTGAAGAAATCTTCTCTACAGTATACACAGGTTCTGGTTCTGCTCAAATTTCTGGTGTTGTTACAGAGAAGTTTGTTCCGAACAACATTGGATCTGGTAATATCTTTGCTCTTGCAGGTAGTGCTGAATCTATTACCTTCAACCCAGACGAGAAGCAAATGCTCTTCTCCTTTACAGGAGAAGGTACAGAAAGAATTCTTGTCAGAGAAATCAGTCAAGGTGGAACATTTACATTCTCTGGTACATCTGGAGATCCATTACTTACATTCGCAGAACAACCATTTGTTCAGACGAAGATCAGTGGCAAGGTATTCTTCACTACTCATCGCAGTATTATTGGTACTGGTTCACTCTTTGGATTTGGTGGAGCATCAGAATCTACTGGAGTTGTACCACAAACAGAACAAGTTCTGTTCAAGGTCTCCGGAGATTCTATCAACAAAATCTCCGTACTACATGTTGGTTCTGGTTCACTCAGAAAACTATCAGGATCTGCAGAATCGGTTACCTTCAATCCAGACGAGAGGCAAATGCTCTTCTCGTTCATTGGTGCAGGAACAGAAAATACAACTGCAAGAGAAGTCAGTCAAGGTGGATTGTTCAAGGCATCAGGAGAAGCTGGTGTTCTTGTCAGATTTGCACATACTGGAGAAGGAACAATTCCTCTCAGTGGAAATGCAACTACTACAAGAGCAAGAGATTTTGTTGGGTTTGGTATTATCCCAACTCTATCTGGTGCAGCAGAATCTCTTACAGTCAATCCAGACGAGAAGCAAATGCTCTTCTCGTTTGCGGGAGAAAGAATATCCGAAAAAATTACCGCAAAAGAACTTGGTACTCCAGGCAAATTTACACTTCAGGGAACTTCAGGAGATCCATTACTCACATTCTCTGAACAACCATTCGTTAAAATTAATGTTAATGGTATTAGTACAACCATCAGATCCCGTGCTTATTCCGGATCTGGAACGTTGTTCGGATTTATTAATGGAGATGAGGCATTTGCACGTGCTCCTTATATTGCAAGTGGTTCAATTGCAATTAGTGGATTCGGAATTGTACAAGTTGAGTTGTTCCAACCACCTCGCACATATGTTTGGATGATTTAATTCTATAAATAGATCATAGAAAAACTGTGCGCTAATAATGACCACTCAGGTACAATTTAGAAAGGGCACAACTTCCGAACACGCACTATTTACAGGTGCGTTAGCTGAACTTACGGTAGATACCGATAAAAAAACAGCTGTTGTACATGATGGTAGTGATATTGGAGGGTTTGAACTCCAACGAACGAGATGGGAAGTTGTTAACACAAATACAAGTTTATCATGCGGACTTAGATGGTTAATTGATACTACTGCAAGTGAGTTATCATTAACTATGCCATTTGAATCAGCGGGAGTTGTTCCTCACGTTGGTGATATGCTGGAACTAGTTGATTTTAAAGGAACATGGGCTATAAATAATGTTACGTTGACAACTACTGGTGGGCAATTGTTTCTGAATAAATTTGGAAATACTGATTCCACGTTTGTTCTTGATGTAGCTGGTCTATATGTTCAGTTTATTTGGGATGGAACTTACTGGAGGATTATGGCATGAGTTTATATCTTAGTGCAAGTACTGCAACACAAGAACAAAATGTTGCCAATTCAAACGACTTTACCGTACACGCTCTGAGAAGAGATAAGGACGGTATGCTTCATTATACTAATGCGAGATCAACTGAAGACGTAGTTTACGATTTTCATAGAACTGATGGTGAGGAATATAAAGATTTCCTCCAAGGAACTGAATATGTGGATGCAACTCCCAATGTTGCGAGACAATATTCAAATGACACTGATGATAAATACCAACAGTTCAGGTTTGATTTCAGACGCTTGACATATTTCATTGATGATGATGGTTACTTAGTTGCAAGACTAAATAAATCATATGATCATAACACTCAAGGACCTAAGTAAGGATTTAAAAAATGGCAGATTTTAGACTCGGCAGACTGAAGTTTAAGTGGCGCGGTGATTGGACGGCGAGCACTGCTTATGTCATTGACGATATTGTCAAGTACGGTGCAAATGCATACGTCTGTACCACCAACCACACTTCCGCAAATACGGAAACTAGTTTTTATTCTTCCGACCTAGGAAATTGGGATCTTCAAACAGAAGGTCTTAGAAATCGTGGAGAATATCAAACAACATCAGTTTGGTATTCACTAAACGATCTTGTCAAGTACGGTAATACAGTCTATCGTTGTACTACGGCACATACTGGTCCTGCAACTTTTGACTTCACTAAATTTGAAGTTTATTCCGAAGGTCTAAATTTTGAAGATACTTGGTCCTCTGCAACTGTCTACCAAAAAGGTGACATTGTAACCTTTGGTGGTTACACATATACATCACAACAAAATTCTACTAACATAGCACCAAATACGGATGAACTTTATTGGAAAGTTCTTTCAACTGGTTTCTCACCACAGGGTGATTTTGACAGCAACGAAGTATACGAACCAGGAAATCTGGTCAAGTATGGTGGTAATGCTTACTCATGTAAACTTACTACAACTCCCGAGTCTTACACTATCGCCACTATCAGTGGTGATGGCAGTGAAGTAACAGTTGTATTTGATGCTGCTCAACCTGCCGCACCATTTGGTGTTGGTGATTTAGTAACACTTTCCGGAACATCTGCTGCTCAATACAATACAGCATTCCGCGTCAAGTTATCTACGACTACCGGATTTACGATTGAAAGTACTGAGACTGCTAGTGCTACTGGCGGTACTATTGCCTATATCCCATATCCAACTAATACAAGATTCTGGGACCTAGTTCTTGAAGGTCTAAACTGGAACGCTGCATGGAATAATGGTGCAGTTTATCAACTAGGCGATGTTGTTAACAGAAACGGTAACTCTTACGTTTGTATTAGATCCAATACTACCGGTGCAGCATCTGCTCCGGAACTTGATACTACTGCAGTTTATTGGAACTACGTCTCTCAAGGTGGTGACGCTGCTCAGGTACTACAAGAGACTGGTGACCTTCTCTATCAGTCTGCATCTGGTATTAACAGAATTGCTCTACCAGCAAATCCAAATACTGCAACTACAGCAGAACTTAAAGAAGCAAGCGGTCAGATTCTAACTGTTGGAGGTTCACCTATTCTGCCAAGATGGGAATCCAATAATGTATCAAATGCTGTTTACTACGTAACCAAAGAAGGTTCAGATTCAAATAGCGGTAGATCAATCTCGCGAGCATTTGGTAGTTTACGTTATGCTTGTGATACTATTGGTGCTTTAAGTGGTGCAGACGCAGCCAGTGCATCAAATCCCATTGCAATTTACCTCAAAGCAGGTGTCTACGAAGAAACTCTTCCGATTATAGTTCCTGAATTTGTTTCTATTGTTGGTGATAACCTAAGAACTTCAAAAGTTAAACCGAAAGCAGGTTTTAATTCCACTTCTCAAAATCTAGTTCTTTCTCAGGCAGCAGATTCTTTCCAGTATGGAGATGTCGTTTCTAACTCAGTTAGAACTAAGACTGCTAGAATTTTAGAGTCTCAAACAAATACTATTACTATCCAACAGGTTACTGGTGGTACTTGGAATACAGCAGACAAATGGACAAACACTGTTTCTAATTCGTCTGCTGATGCTGCAAATCTTCTAACTTCAAACAAAACTTTCCTTGCTCACGAAGCATACTACAAATTTACTGTAGATCAAAGTGGAAGTCCTACTGGTGCTGGTGCTGATGTCCGCACAAGATTGGAAGAGTTTGTTGTAGAACTTGCTGCTCAAGTAAGATCTGGTGGTAATGATAGAGTTCATGCTTTCTCAACTGCTGTTATTGGTGGTGGTGCTAATGCTATCACTACGGTTGCTGCAGAAGATCAAGTTCTATTAGGTATCATCAAAGATGCCGGAATTAAAGTAGTTAATAATGAAACAGTAGGAGGGGCAACTGGTAACAACATTAATCAAGTAATTGACAATACAATTACCAATGATCCTGGAAACTGTGCAACTCAAACTTCTGCAGTCCAAATTCTTTGCGATATGTCAATTGCTGGAATCAATAATGGTTCCATGGTAGTTGCATCTAATGATGATGCATACAAGACTATCACGACTGCTGCTGGTATTCCTAACCAGGAAACCACGATGTTCTTCCTGTCTTCTGCAAATACCATTAAAGATATGGTATTTGAATCCATGTCTGGATTTGTTCCTTATGCTCCGGATGATAAGAACACAGATCATGGAACGCTTAAAGGTGTATACTTCAGACTTAATCCAAATTCACCGATTACTAAGTCACCTTATATTCAAAACTGTGCC